GCCACCACGGATCGCTGTAGACGATGTAGCGTCACACATGACCCTGGAGCCGTTTTCAAGTTTAAAACTCGTCTTATTCCATTCTAGAACTCCTTGTTGCAAAAAATGTGGTAAATTTTCATAGGCGAGCTGAAGTTTTGAAAATAATTCTTCTTTTGCAGTCTTCAAACGGTTTGCAAGAATTGCGACATTCACGCTTTGTGTAAATGTCACATAATGGCAAATATAACTCGTAACACATGTGGATTTACCACATTGACGAGGCCACTTAGAAATTACAAATCGATTTTTATGTAACTCGTTTATAAACTTTTTTTGATATGGATAAAGTTTAAAGGGTACAACACCTTTATCCAAAGTTTTTACTTTAATATATTTTTCACAAAAATAAACAGGATCATTTGCACATTTAACATATTCCTCAAACTGCTCCTTGGTATATTGCATTTCAATACCAGGCAATTTAAGATTTGGATTGTTTCTATAACCTTGATTACTGTTGTTTTTGTTCATCAACAACCTCTGCATCAATCACATCTTTATTTGTGCTTCGATCTTTATTTAAAATATTTTGAAGATCTTTTGTTGAACCAACAAATACTGAATTATTTGTTTGTTTTACTTCAACCTTCGCACCAGTTGTGTCTTTTGCTTTTTTATGCACATCTAAAACATTGTTGTTCAAATCTGCCATTGTTTTTAACAATATTGCAACAACTTCGAAGGCTCTTGGACTATCGGATTCTGTTGCAACCTTTAAAGCGCTTTCAAGTGCGACGTTTCCACTACCAATCAGTTCTTTTAAATTTTGTTGTACAAAAGAATAATCTTTTTGAAAATTATTTGAATCAAATGTACCACCAGCAAGTTCTTTTGAATTAACTTGTTCCTGGCTGTTCATAGGAACAGAAAAAAGTTTTGCTAAATTTTTATTCACATCCATTTTATATTAAAAATTATCGTTACCAAATCCAGTAAAACCTGATATAATTGAACTAGAAGCAATGCTAGATGTTTGATTCATCTTTCCAAACAAATATGCTTTAGCAATAAAATTAAAAGAAGCAATATGCAATCTTCTTGAATTGAAATCACCTTCATATTTATCCGTTATTGTGTTAGAAACTAAAACCACTGGAATATTTAAAAGACTCCCACCTGCAGTTAATTCTAACTTAATTACATGATCCGGAACAAAATATGGAATAATTTGTTCAATAATTTGTAACATATCGTCTATGTGACGAGTATATACAAATAAATTCATACCAACATTAACTGGTGTTTCATTGGCAAATTCATCCAAATTTGCACAACTTCCTGCCGTTGTTGGGTTTGTTACTGTGGAAAACCTGCTTCTGCGTCTACTTGGATCTGGAGTTATGCTATTTACATGAAAACTCATTCTAGGAAGTTGATTTTCAATTCTTGTTCCATCTGTTATGGAAGAAGGGTTCAACAATCTTTGAATAAATTTTTCTTGAGATGCATATGTAATTGGAACTTGAATTCTAGTGTCAGCGCCAGTATCATTATTGTGAACAACTTGAATATTGCTGAATAGACTTCCAAATCCAACTACCAAACCTCTTAAGCTTTTGTTATAATAATATCCAAACATTGTTTATCCTTATGAAGCGCATCCTGTATTTGGGTCATTTGGGTCAAAGTTATAAAGCGTGTCTGCTTCATTTTCTAAAATCTTATTAATACCAGCGCTGTTGCCGATGATATTATTAAGAGGTGCAAATGTGCCTCCTGTGAATAGTTCAGCTGTTATCTGATATGTGTATAATTTGCCCAATGGGTACATTGGATTTTCATGCTCAACAAAGTTTATTTCAAATAAAGATTTTGAAAGGGGAAAATAAATCAAATCTCCTTCTCTTGGTCTTGTAATAGTTGGTACAGCAGCAGTTACAATATCTCTAAATCTTTTTCTTGACATTAAAAGAGATATTTTATCTTTAATCTCTATACCAAATTGTGTGATAACATCCGTTCCTTCAAATCCTTTGTAGGATTGAATATACATTTCTATTGTGTAATAAGAGTTAAAAAAAGAACTTGGATCTTCACCAAATACTCTGTCTATGTTTAGAGCATTTCTTGGAACATATAAACAATCCTGTCCAACCCCTTGAATCAATTCAATGGTTACACTTTCAACAAGATTTTGTTCTGCTGCAAAGGTGGTTAAATTGATATAGGGATTAATGGCCATTATTATCCGATCATTGGGTCTACAGGCATTTCATAATTTCTCAATAGTTCGCTTTCAACTTCAGTTATCTCTTTCATTGCTTCTTGCATTATCGCAGGAGCGTTTAATTGGGCTCCACCTGGTAATGGCATTCCTGCAAACTTCATAAGGTTTTGAGCCCACTGTTTTTTCAAGAGAGCGGCAAAATATTTTTTGAATATTCTGTCTTCCCATACTCTAGAATATTCATTTGTATTAATTTTTACATAAGCCTCTATCATCAGGTAGTTACCAACAGTTAATTTAGAATGATCTGTATCCAAGAAAAGTCTTTGTGTTGTCTTGGTATAGGTGTATGACATTGGATAGTTAAAAACATCATTTACCAATTTTACATATGACATGGCTTCCATGTAAGAAGCCATAGGACCCATCGGATACCCCGACTGATTGAAATATAATCCGAAGAAATCAAATAGTGTCATTTGATATCTCAAATCAAACATATAATCACCTACTTGATTACTTGGTGCATAGACCTTTGTTACTGATACGATGTCCGTTGAAGCTGGCCATGTATATGTCACACCAGCAACAACTGTTGTTTGAGCACCTAAAGCATTACCAATTGTGGAAAGGTCAAAATATTGGCGATTTACATCTTGTTGTTGAATTTTGTACACAAAAAGGGCTCTTTGATTAAAATCAAAGTGACGCTCTTCCATAAATTTTAAGGCTTCGTCCAAACGATCCTCAACTTGTTGAGGATCTACGTTTACTTGGACTACTGGGGCCCCAAGAGATCTTAGCGTGTAGTCGATGAATTCTTGCCGGGAGTTTATTGCCATGATAAAAATATTTATGAATTGTTATTAATTTTATTTAACTCTTCAAAAATTTTTTCCTTTTGTGGGTTTGAACCTACTGTTACTTGAATAAACTGAAGTTTCTCGGGGTCCGTATTTTCTATTTGTTGTTTTCTTTGTTTACTCTCTTCCGTATAAAAATTAGGGTCATAATTGCTAAATCCCGGCATTTTTAATGGACAATCTAATTTTGGATAATCTAATTTTGAATATTCTTCACTGTTTTTTATCAACCAGGTATGTTTATGATCCCCACAACCACACTTTCCACAATAATGTCTTTGTTTATTTTTACTTAATTTTAAATGAGAGCATGGTGGTATTTCATCATGACCAAAACACGACAAAACTCTTAATTTTTTTGTTTCTACATCTGTTTTAGTATTGTTTAATCCTCTAGAAACCAAAGATGCAGCAAACATCACCATTTTTTGAAACATATTACTTTGTTCCGTAAATTATATTTACACCAATTGGCAAAACATATTCTTCTAAAAAGCTTTGATAAACAAGTAAATCAGAATTTAATCCACTGGTAACATTGATTTGAATTGTAGCTGCTCCAGCGGTATATACTTCTACATCGTCCCAGTTAAAATCAAGTAAACTGCATATCAAATATTTGATTGCAGTTGGTGTGCCCTTTAAATTGTAATAATTACAATCAGCGCGTGTTAAGAATTGCCTTATATTTGGTAAAACTTCTTTTAATGGCGATTGAGAAAAATCGGCACCGGGAAAATAAAAATCAGCAAAAGCTTCTAAAAATATAGGATTGGCAGTAAGAGGACTTCTTATGTTTTCCCAGTCTAATTGAGCCCCATAACCATATTCCAAAGAAAAAAGCCATCTTAAATAATTTTTAATAATCGGAACAACCAATACATTTGATGAATCTTTATTATAAGATTCCATGATCCAATTTGGAAATAAAGATTCAACTGTAAGTTGGTCTCCCAACCAATTAGTTGTTTTTATGTCATAAAAATCAGAGCCGTAAAGACTTTTTGCACGATCAAATAATCTTTTTATCTTTACTAATTCAGTTACAGGTTGTGAATTAAATAAAATTATCATTGGCCATACTCAATTGTTATGCCTACGGGTACTTTATCAGACAAATAATCAATTAAAGCCTCTTGTTCGGCTGTTCCTAAATTATTTACGTATATTTTTACTGAACCAGGATAAGTGCCATTTTGAATAGTAATTGAATCACGGTTATCAGTACCAGTTATTTGAGAACTAAGAATTGCGTTTTTGTAATCATCTGCAGTAACACATCTCTCTTGTCCTGTGGTTTTAAACAAAACAGAAGATTTTGCTTTGGCTAAAGATATTAAATCGTAACCGCCACTTGGTAATTCAGAAGTTCCAAAACTAGTGTTTGTTGCTGGAGAAATAATTGCATTGTTTCCCACACCACCATTACTCGTAATTGCCTTTACAGCTACTCTGCTGGCTGTTGTGATTATTTTAGCAGAAGGACTGTTGTTTGTTACAATATATCCTCTTGGGCCGTTAATTACAGTAAAATGAGTATTGTTTCCACTTTGAGCAGTAGAAGATTTATTTACCCGTGTCCACTGTGTTGTCACATTTGTATTAATTACAGTTTCATAAAAACTAATTGTATCGGGATCAACATTATAAGGTATTTCACATGATTGTGTTTCGTAATTATAATTTGTATAGGTTACAACATCCAAACCAGAATATAGTTTTATTATTTTTGAACTGTTGGCATTTACCTGTTCTATATTAAAAAAGAATTCGTCAGATCCATTTGTTGCCCTGGAAGTAAATGTTGTGTATGGACTCAAAGTTGTACCATTTATTGCATTTACGGTTCTATTTGAAACTGCTGATTTTGTTGGTGCCAATGTTACGGAACAATTTGCAGCAATACCAAGAAGAGATTCTAAAACAGTTGCTGTTGTTGCAAAACTGTTTGTAAAACCATATTGTGCATAAACTCCGTTGTATGCCGTTGCAGTTGAGAGAATATTTAAAAGAAGATTTACTGAGCTTGCTTCATTTCTAAAATCTAAATTGCTTAAATCTGATTGTTCTTCTAAAAATTCAATAAGAGATGTTTTGATGTCATCAAAATCCAAGGATGCAACGTTTAGATTGTTTATGTTGTATGTCATTATGTTTCTACCTCTACAAAGCAAGATACATTATTTTGGGTTTGTATTCCGTCATATATGGAAAAGAATATTTCAAATTGAAGAACATCAGTGCTATAATAAACCAAGTTTGCGCGAACATTTCTTATTTGTGGAATGGATGCTTCAATATACGAAGCAATGTTTAATTCCAAAACAGCTTTATCCTGGGTTCCAAAGATATAAGTAAAATAATCCGCACCAAGATTCATATCAGATATCAATTCTCCCTTTTGTGTTTTTAAAACATGCTCTATGTATTGACTAATGGCATTAAACCCGGATACCATGCTGATATCCTTTTTGGTTGCCCCATTTTGAACAGGTTCAAAAAGTATTGAAAAGTCTCTGATAGCCATCCAAATATTTAGATCATGGATAGTCAACAGCAAATGTGCTACCAGCAGACCGAACATCTGTTATTGGTGGTATTTCAGTTAAAGACACAGCCGTTTCATGGCCACCACCATTTGTTATTACATGTTTTACACCTATTATGTAATAATAACCATTTAATTTAGACCCAGAGCTTGAATATGGAAATCCGCTTACTCCGTTTACGTTAAGATATACAACTTGTCCAATTTTTAATTTAAAATCACCAGCAACGGTAATATTTGCCTTTTTGCCATATTTTATTGCATCTAAAAA